TATAACTATCGCTTCAACAGATTTATCTAATACATCAAATATTACTTTAAGTGACGGGGCACAAACTCTTACAAATAAAACTTTAACAAGTCCAGTATTTTCTGGAACAGCAACAAATTTCACATCTACAGGTATAGATGACAATGCTACAAGTACAGCTATTACTATAGATAGTTCAGAGAGAGTTGGTATCGGAACTGCATCTCCAGACGATACACTTCATGTTAATTCTGGTGGTCAAAATGATGTAGCAAAATTTGAAAGTACAGACACTACAGCTTCATTAATATTAGTAGATAGTGCAACAACAACTGATGGTAACAGAATACAAACCATTGGTGATACTATGAATTTTCAAACAGCAGGTTCAGAAGCTATGCGTATCGACAGTTCTGGTAACGTAGGTATTGGTACAAGTTCTCCTGTCTATGAATTAGATATAGTAGGTAGTGAATCAGCAACTGATTTAAGAGTAAAAAATGATGGAACTGGTGCTGCTAAATTAAGATTATTGTCTGGTGGAACTTCTAGTTCTAGTTCAATAGATTTTGGAGATGATGATGATGGTAACATAGGTAATATAGGTTATTCTCATGCTAATGATTACATGAATTTTATAACTAATACTTCAGAACGTATGCGTATCGACAGTTCTGGTAGAGTATTAGTAGGAACTATAAGCACACTTTTATCTAGTTCGGAAGATTTTTCTGTTAGTGGATTAAGTACATTTGAAAGAAATGGAACTGTTGCAAATTTTAACAGATTATCAAGTGATGGCACTATAGTAGGTTTTTATCAAGCAAATAATTTAGAAGGAACTATATCAGTATCTGGTGCAACAGTATCTTATAATGGATTTACTGGAACTCATTGGTCAAGATTTCAAGACAATTCTACACCTACAATTTTAAAAGGAACAGTTTTAGAAACTTTAGATGAAATGTGTGATTGGTATAATCTAAAGTTTGATGTAACAACTACTACACAAGATGAAAATGGTAATGATGTTACAAATACTATTACTAAAAAAGTACCTCATGTATTATTAGATACAGAATCTGTTGGAGATACAATTACTTACAACCATGAAGGAACAGATTACGAAGCAACAATTACTAAAGAAACTGACATTAAACACATGATGTCAAAAGTATCAGATACAGTAGATGCTAAAAATGTTTATGGTTTATTTAGTGCTTATGATTTAGATGGTGAAGGTTACAATGATTTTTATGTAGCTTCAGTTGGTTCATATGTAATTAGAATTAAATCTGGTCAAACACTTGCTAAAGGCGACTTACTTCAATCAAATGGAGATGGAACTGCAAAAGTACAATCAGATGACAATATTAAATCTAGCAGTTTTGCAAAAGTATTATCAACAACAATAATTGAAACATATGAAGATGGTTCTTATTTAGTTCCATGTTCATTAATGTGTTAATAATAATATAAGGAGAAATAATATGGCAACATACGAATGGAGTTTTCCAAATTTTGAGACAAACTCTGACAACGAAGTAAAAACTATTCATTGGAGATATACAGCAGTTGATGAAGATAATTCAACGTCTATGTATGGTTCTTGTGGTGGTTCAGATGGCATGGATTTTGACGCTATGACTAAAGATACTGCAATCGCTTGTGTGATTTCAATGTCTGATACTACAGTAGAAGATATGAAAGCTAATCTTGATGCACAAATTGATAGTCAAAAAGCACCAGAACTAACATCACAAACTAAAGAGTGGTAATACATGAACTTTAAATTTGACGACAAAGACTACGATAGCGATAAGTTATCTGATAATGGCAAGTTATATTTAGGTAAACTTCAACAAATTCAAGGTAAGCAACAACAGTTAAACTTGGAAATGGCAGACGTAAATATATTGCAAGGTCATTACTCTAATCTTTTAAAAGAAGAATTACCTAAAGAAGAAGAAGTTATAACCGAAAAAGTCATTAAATAACACATGTTGATATAACTAGTAATCTAGTATATTTTAAACTAGGGATTAATTTATGCTACAAAAACTAGGATTTGCACCAGGATTCAATAAACAAGTCACAGAAACCGGGGCCGAAGGTCAATGGTTTGATGGTGATAACGTACGTTTTAGATATGGTACTCCTGAAAAAATTGGTGGCTGGGAACAACTTGGCGGCAATAAACTAACCGGTGCCGGAAGAGCTATCCATAATTGGAACAATAATATTAGCCAAAAATATTCCGCAATAGGTACTAATAGAATTCTTTATGTCTACTCTGAAGGAGCTTTCTACGACATACACCCAATAAGAGTTACCATTACCGGAGCCGATTTTACAAGTACTTCAGGATCTACCACAGTTACAGTAACAGCTTCTTCTGCCGTTCATGGTTTAGAAAACGATGATATAGTAATGTTTGATGCTGTCTCTGGTTTATCTGGATCTACTTTTACCAATGCTACATTTGAAGATAAAAAATTTATGGTAACTTCTGTGTTATCAAGTAACTCTTTTACAATTACAATGGCGACTGCAGAAGCAGGTACACCTTTAACTAATGCAGGTTCTGCCTCAATACTATGTTATTATTCAGTTGGTCCTTCAATACAGAAAAGTGGTTTTGGTTGGGGTACAGGTCTATATAGTGGTACTGCTCCAGGTGCTGCAACAACAACATTAGCTACGACTATTGATAGTTCTATTACAACCATTGTTTTAACAAGTTCTGCAGCGTTTCCGGCAACAGGGACAATACAAATAGGAACTGAATTTATTACTTACACTGCCAATAACACGGGAACAGGAACCTTGACTGGTGCTACTAGAGGAACCAGTGGAACAACTGCAGCAGCACATAGTTCTGGAGTTGTTGTCACAGATGTTTCAAACTTTAATGGATGGGGTCTTAGTGCTTCTTCTAATCAATACACGCTTAACCCAGGTTTATGGGTTTTAGATAATTATGGTACAAAATTAATTGCTCTTATTTATAATGGTGAATGTTTTGAATGGGATGCTGGACCTACTAATGCCGTTAACACTAGGGCAACTATTATTACAGGTGCACCAACAGCTTCTCGTCATGTAGTAGTATCAACACCAGACAGACATTTAGTGTTCTTTGGAACAGAAACTATTATAGGAGATAAAACTAGTCAAGATGATATGTTTATCAGATTTTCTTCACAAGAAGATATTAATACATATACCATTAGAGCTGAGAATACTGCGGGATCTCAAAGACTTGCCGCAGGATCTAAGATCATGTCTGCTATTAAAGGTAGGGATGCAATCTATATTTGGACCGATACTGCATTATTTTTAATGCAATTCGTTGGACGACCTTTTACTTTTGCATTTCAACAAGCAGGAACCAACTGTGGTTTGATTGGAAAGAATGCAGCTGTAGAAGTCGATGGTTCTGCTTATTGGATGTCTAGAAATGGGTTCTTTAATTATGATGGTCAGCTGAGATCTATGCCTTGTCTAGTAGAAGATTTTGTTTATTCAGTGGATCCTGGACTTGGTATTAATACTATACCAAAAGATCTATTTAATGCAGGTGTTAATAACCTATTTGGAGAAATAAACTGGTTCTATTGTAGCGCAGGTTCAGATGTTGTAGATAGGGTTGTTACTTATAACTATTTAGATTCAACATCCCAAAGACCTATTTGGACTGTGGGTAGCCTTGATAGAACTGCTTGGAAAGATTCAGCAGTCTATGACAAACCTCATGCTACCTATTATAGCGCTACTGATAATGCTTCTTACGATGTTACTGGTAATACGGATGGAAGTACGATATATTATCAACAAGAAACAGGGACCGATCAGTTAAATGCAGGGGGAGTAATTACTGCCATTCCTGCAAATATATTATCGGGTGATTTTGATATTACCCAAAAAAGAAGTAATACGGGACAAGCAGTAGGGACACCGGATACTCGGGGAGATGGTGAATATATTATGAGAATTATGAGATTTATACCAGATTTTATTGAACAGAGCGGCACTACAAAAGTAAGTTTTACAACTAGAAACTATCCTAATAGTACACCCGTTACTACAAATTTTGATACTACTTCAACAACAACTTTTAAAAGTACTAGAATAAGAGCTAGATCAATTGCATTAAAAGTTTCTAATACCGGTACTGCTGAGAAATGGAAACTAGGTACTTTTAGATTAGACATAGCTCCGGGAGGAATGAGATAATGGTAGCGTTTTATAATGCAGCAGAC